GCTGCTGTGGCTCAGTCGGTAGAGCGTCGCATTGGTAGTGCGGAGGTCACGGGTCCGATTCCCGTCAGCAGCTTTTTCTTAAAACCTTGTAGATACGTAAAAAACAACGTATTTGCAAGGTTTTTTCATGTTTTTGAATAGAACTTTCTCCATCTTCCACGGAGGAAGTTATTATAATATTTAAGACTTATGCAACACGATGCAACACGAAAAATCTGCTATTTATTACATGCTGTTTAATTTTTCAAAGTGCTTATTAATTTTTTTATTCTGCCGGACAGTTTCCAGGTCAATCACATTTCTGTATACTGCTTTCATGATATTATCGCTGGCCCATCCTCCCCGTTGCAAAATATATTGGTCTGGTATGCCTATGGCGTGCATAATGGATGCAGCATAATGCCGCAGGTCATGGAATCTGAAGTGGGGTATATCAATCTTTTTGAGTACTCGTCCGAATCGGTGTGTGATGTAATCCGGGTTCATGTCAACCAGCTTTCCCTTTTTGCTGGATATCCGGTCAATTACAAATGCCGGCATTTCTACGTCCCGTGTACTGTCATCCGTCTTTGGCTGCTTGATATACCATTGATTATCTGGCCCCTTAACCATATTGTCTCTTACATGGATAATATGACCATCTACGTTTTTATCAGTAAGGGCGCTTATCTCTCCTCGCCGGAGCGGGCCAAACGCAGCCAGTAAAACGGCTATCTCCAAATCTGTACCTTTGATAGCGTCTAACAACTTTTTGATATCATTGTCATTAGGGCAGTATAAATCTGGGCGTTTTTTCTGGGGAAGTTTGACCTTTAAGGTTAAATCCGGCGCAAACATTTCCAAGGATGCGGATAACAGGCCATAGGCATTTCTAACTGTCTTGGGAGACAGTTGTTTTCCTGCCAAATCACTTACCCATATCTGTACAGATGGATTAGATAGCTCTGAGAGCCGTTTACGCCCAAATACGCCGTAAAAATACTGCCTTTGCATACCAACATACCCTCTAAGCGTAGAAGGGCTTAAAACTCCTTTTTTGACGCTCAAATAACGTTCGATAGCTTGACTCACTGTTATATCTTCGTCCTCTTCCTCTTCCGGTACGTTGTATTGCTCTATAGGCTTGTCCTTCATGTCTAATTTCCATCTGGTAGCCATTTCCTTTGCTTCCTTGCGTGATGGAGCAACAAAGCTTTTGTAATGCCGCTTGCCTTTATCATCTGTATACAGATACACTTGCACTCGGACATTTCCAGACGGCAGTACTCCTATTTTCTTTTTCGGGGCTTTCTTTGTCATTTCTCTTTCCTCCTTCAATTGATTTCCCTAAAATGGGTATAAAAAATACAGCTCCACAAATATCTTGCAAAGCCGCCCCGAAGATGGTACAATATAGGTGCGAATTATAGTGCATATCTTCGGGTATGTGGGCCGGTTCCTGTTGGTGCAGGGGCCGGCTGATTTTGTTGTTGAAAATTTTCTATGTTTGATATATAATATACTTAACAAGAGAACCGATGACTAGCTGAAACCTAGTCACCCCGGTATATGTAAAAAATAACGCCTTACTTTACCAGAGCGAGGGCGTTATTTTTTATGCTTAACAAGAGTTATGACTGCTACGAGCATGATAACAAATGTAAATAAGTCATTAAAAGTAACGTACATAAGCACCAGCCCCTTTCTCTTAAGAGTAGGTGGCTAGAATAGCGCCCCATCGGTTCCCGGGGTAAGTATATTATATTATTAAGGTGGTGCCCCTGCTAATGCAGGGGCCAACGAAAAACTATTCTACTTTTTTGCCCTTTACAAGCGAAATAATAGCCAAAATGGTACAGATTAGGCACCAAGCGGCCCATATATTAAGGTCTGCATAGTTGCCGGCTAATGTAAATCCAGTCAATGAAGCAATACCATATAAAACGATAATGGCTATATTTCCCCCTTTACCGCCTTTCCGTGTGGCTATGGAAACAATTCCACCAGCCAGCATCATAACAGCCACTATAAAACCAGCGCTACCACTAACTTCTCCGTTTTCTGAAAGAGCATTTCCAATACCCGCGGCACAAGATTGTAATGACACAATCACAAATAAAATAATTGATAAGATACCTGATACTAATTTCCATGTTTTCATACGCTATTCCTCTTTTCTTTTGTATTTTATTAAAACGCTTTTAGCGAATTAATCATATTTATATCCCCAAATTATATAACTGATTGAAATATTCATTTACAGAATCTACGGCATTATTTATCTGCATTTTTGTGTACCATACCCAAAATAAATATAGACTTACCTGTATCAATAATATCAAAACTGTAAACATGATTCTTTCTTGTAGTGTACGTTTTCCGGTTGTCCAATTCAGTATTAATCCAATTGGCCAACAGCAAAATAAGGATAATACAGCAATAAAAACATTTTTAGAATAGATAGGGTCATCATCTGTATTATGTTTTTCAATTACTAAATCAGGGTACCGTTCTTCGATGTAATCTATTGCTCGTTGTATTGCTGCATTCGATTTTCGCGGGAAGCAAAACCTTTCAAAATGTCCATATGTATCATGAAAATCCATATATCCACCTTCAGTCATGGTACGAAAACAATATTCAATTTTTGAAATATCACGATAATGGATTTTTATTAATTTATATCCCCATTGATAATCTTTTATGTTAACCTCTGTTTTTCCTATGTACAACTCTTGAGATTTGCCTTTTATACTCATAAAATCCCCCCTTAACTTAATGTTCCTTAAGCTACCGTATGTCGCTCTGAAACGCAACAGCTTTTCCCAAAATATGCACTTGGTTAAGTTCTTCCTTTTGAAAAATTAAATCCTCATATGCGGGATTTTCAGGTTTTAATATCAGCAATCCTTTTTCCTGGTAGTAAAACAATCTTTTCAGTGTAGCCTCGCTGTCGTTATTGACTACAACGGCGGCTATCTCGCCGTTATCTACCATATCCTGTTGTCTAATAAAAACAATATCGCCATCTAAAATTCTAGCCCCTATCATGCTGTCACCGCTGGCTTTCAAGCAAAAATCTGCCTTAACGTTTGTTCCTGCCATGACATAACTCTCCCTATCTTCGTTTGTATATTTCGGTTCGCCGCAAGCAATTTCTCCAAGCATAGGAAACCGTTTCAGCTCTATTGAAAAGATATTCGGGAATGTAGGCGGTTCTTGGTTAAAGTCCTTTCCTGTTGTCAAATACGATAGAGGTAAGTCTAAATATTCAGATATTTTTAAAAGCCTATCTGATGGGAACTTTCCCTCTTGAAGTTTTCTTATATATCCATTTGAAAATCCACAATCCTTTTCCAACCTTGATATTGGGATTTTTCTTTCTTTACATATTTTTTTTACCAGTTCTACGCTGTCCATGATACCTCCCATTGATTTTTAGAAAAAAGTCTAAAATTATGCTTGACAAATGAGAGATAACTCCTTATAATAAAATTATGATTTAGAAATAAGTCTAAATCAAAAAAGATTTATTATAGAGAAATCTCAATAATTGGTGGTGCTTTTATTTTAGAATATTCTCTATAATATGTCAATAGCCAAATAGATTTTTTTCTAAATAAAGGAGGGAGGGAAAACAAAGAAACCGCCAGAAGGCTATTTCTGACGGTTCAATGCTAATCTAAATAAGGGAGGTGGAAAGAAATAGATAAGATATTTGTCTGGTGGGCACTTGCTGCTGTAGCCTTAACCTATTCTGGAATTATTATAGGTAGTTACAGCAACAAGAAGATATGGAAAAAGATTGCAAGAATAGGTCAGATAGTGGGAGCAGTAGGTTTATTCGCTATCCTCCTTTATCTCGCGGTTAAGTAGTTGCATGACCTCATATAACAGTTTTTTAAATTGCTCCATTTCATCAATATCGTTCATTGGCATGGAATTAGCAAAATCTATAAGTTCAATTATTTTGTCAGATGTTGATTTTGAGCAGTATATGAGGACTTGATGACTTGCAGAAATAATTTCTTTTATTGTTTCATCTAGTTCTGGCTGCATAAGACGATAAACTTTGCTGAAAGCGGTAGAGAATTTTATATAAGCATCCTTTTTACATTGCTGATAAATTTCTAGCTTTTTTAGACGAAGTTCTTTATTTCTAGTGACGTAAGCCGTAACAGTAGGTGCCCATGCGGTGGCGGCCATTCCGATAAGAGCAACAATTATTTCTGTATTCATGGTATTTCTCCTTTTTATAAAGAGTATATCACATTACACAAAGAAAGGAAGTGATAAGTTGATTTATGACAGAATAAAGGAAATTTGTTCTGAAAAGAACATGAGCGTTCGACAGCTTGAGATTTCCGCAGGACTGACGAATGGAACAATCAGCAAGTGGAACAAGAGCAGCCCAACGGTTGAAAATCTGAAATCTGTAGCTGATGTTCTGAAAGTCAAAGTGGATAAATTGATTTGATGATTCCAGGCGTACTACCAATAGTATTTCTTAGAGTAGGAGGTAAAAGATGATGAATGGACCAAAGTTTAGGTTGGTGAGCGATGGAAAACATACCTATTTTGAATTATGTGGAAAATCTATGGGGAAAGGTATTTCATCCGTTTCTTATGTTCATGAAGCAGGTAGGAATCCAGAAATTACCATTTCTTTTGACTTGAATGATTTTGAATTTTTGGAAGATGGGAAGGTTGATAGGGTAACAAATACTCTGATTAGTCACGTCTACGAAGAAGATGAAACCACAAAGAAATATTCTCCGTGCCAATTTGTAAGGCAAGCTTTTTCAGAAGCTGTTCAGCAGTTGGGAAATTCTTAGTAGGAGGTGAAGCGGTGGAGAATTTAAAAAAGGTAGAATTTATTGCAACGAAAATCATTGCTGTTGCAGCCAAAAACGGATTAACGATAGCAGAACTTGAATTAGCAGCAGATATGGCGAAAGAAATTTCAAAAAAGACTGTAGTTGAAAAATCAAGTGTGGATAAATTTGATTTTCTTTCAAGCCATATCTGCACTGGGAATAATGAATTATTTTTCTAGCTCTTTTTCTTTCTTTTTTTGCTCAAAATCATAAGTTGCTTTTTGGGCAAGAACATTTATGGAGCAACATCCCTTCCAGTATAAAGCACATGTATCCATACACGGAACTGTTTTGCTTTTCAAATCTGATGGGTCTGCATTCATAAACGGGCAAAACTTTGTAACCATATGTTTTTAATTCCTTTCTTATGTACTCGGCGCGGCAACGCCTGTACTTAAATTATAAAGGAGAGGGGTAGGAATGACAAGATTAAAGGAGGAAACATGGAAGAAATAATAAAATCGTATAAAGGTTTTAATAAGGATATGACCTGCAAAGATAAACAATATGAAGTAGGAAAGGATTACGAGGAAGATAAAGCCGTGGCTTGTGAATGCGGAATGCATGCGTGCGAATACCCACTTGATTGTTTTAAATATTATCCACCATCAAAATCTGTGTATTGTGAGGTAGAGCAGAGTGGAGATATAAGCAGACACGATGATGATAGTAAAATTGCATCAACAAAGATGCACATTGGTGCGCAACTGAATATTGCTGGAGTTGTAAATGCAGCAATCAAATATACCAAAGAAAAGGTTAAAACAACTTGTATAGAATCTAAAGCAGCAACAGCCGGGGACTACGGAGCAGCAACAGCCGGGGACTACGGAGCAGCAACAGCCGGGTACTGCGGAGCAGCAACAGCCGGGTACTGCGGAGCAGCAACAGCCGGGGGCTGCGGAGCAGCAACAGCCGGGGACTACGGAGCAGCAACAGCCGGGTACTGCGGAGCAGCAACAGCCGGGTACTGCGGAGCAGCAACAGCCGGGGGCTGCGGAGCAGCAACAGCCGGGGACTACGGAGCAGCAACAGCCGAGTACTGCGGAGCAGCAACAAGTCGTGGAAAATCATCAACAGGCGAAAACGGATTATCTGTTGCAAGAGGAAACGGGGTAAAAGCAAAAGGAGGGATAGGTTCGATTTTGGTTATTGCAGAAGAAGAAAATAGCTGTAAAATTTCCAACTGGAAAGCAGTAGTTGTTGATGGAGTAAACATCAAAGCAGATACATGGTATATGCTTAAAGATGGGGAACTCATAGAAGCGGAAGATTAGATTTATAAAATGCCCCGGCGGTGAAGCGAACACCAACCGGAGCCGTAACCACATTAACCGAACTAATGCGGATACAGGAATATTTTACCATTTTCTCCTGTATTACGCAAGCACAGGAGGAAAATATTTATGAACATTGAAAACCAGAAGGACAAGCCAACATGGGAAGGGCTGGAGCAGTATTTTGCGGTGGAGGTTATCGAGCAAGCCAAGAAAAGCAGTAACCGATGGTTTCATGCGTGGGTTATCACTTTTGTTATTGGTTTAGCTGCATTTATAGGCACTAATGCTTATTGGATACACATATTCCAGTCTTATGAGTACATAACCCAGGATGGCACTGGACTGAACAACATTAACACAGGAACACAAGGAGACTTAGAGAATGGGACAGAAAGCTAGGATTAAAAAGAACGGCAAGAGCCGGGGAATCAAGAGGAAGAGAAGGAGATAGTGAAAATGATACAGGTATTTTTGCTTGGTGCAGTTGTTGGCGGAGTAGTCGGAGCCATCAGTATTATATCTGCATTGATATATTTTTCTGATAAGCAGAAGGGGGATAAGGATGAAATCTAAGAAGCCGTCAGAATGGCAAAAGGACAGTATCCGGTTGCTGATAGAAGAAGCCAAAATAAGAAATGACTTTGATGATAATGAGCTAGCCTTGTATTTGGGTTTTTGTACAAGCTCGTTTAGAGAGCGTAAAACCAACCCTCAAAAACTGACAATAGAAAAATTACAGATACTTCTGCAATTGACCGGGAAGGAGATGAAATTTGTTGAAACAGCTTGAATACATACCTGTTGGTAAAACACACTTAAGCCCGAGGCAGAAAGACCGTATGATTATTCGCGGATTGACCGCTGCGGTGATGGTCTTAAGCGGATTGCTGGTGATATGCGTGGCGGTGATATTATGAGCCGCCGCCGGAATGGCACCAACCGGGCCGGAGCAATGGTGAATGCAAGCCGGTACACGGGATATGGTAAGCCAATAAAAAAGGCCGTCAGCCTGGCAGGGCTAAACGACCGTATACAAAAAATAACTCAGTCTGATTATATCAGAGATTATGGAGGTTTGCAAGATGGAAGAAAGAACTGTTAAGATTTCAGCCACTGAATATAGGGAGTCCATGGAACTCAAGGGACGGGTAACGGCAGCTTTGATTTTTTTGGAAACGGATGATTATGTCAGCAAAAACATATTGATTGGAATTTTGAAAGGAGAACCAATCAGCGTTCCTGCGGAGGACCATAATGACAAATAATAACCAATGTGATTCCTGCGGCTGTTTTCTTAATCCTGAACAATGGAAAGAATGTGATAAGTGCCATAACAAGGATAGGGAGCGGAACAGGAAGCATTACGGGGAGGTTATAAAACATGAATCTGGAACACAAGACGATTGACGGTACTGCAATGGTATCTTATCTCCGCGAACGGCAGAGTAATTTAAAGATAGGAAGTCCTGCCAGGATGGAACTGGAAAAGGCTGTCATTTATATAGTTGGAACGCTCATGAAGGAGGGAAAAGATGGAAAATCTTGATTTATACCAAAAGGTCCGTTCTGTCCCCGATAGCGCCAAGAAAACCATTAAGGGAGGCCGTACAAGCGGTATGACCGATATTAACCCTATGTGGCGCATAAAAGTCCTAACTGAGCAGTTCGGGCCATGTGGGATAGGATGGTACTACATCCCAACGAAGAAGTGGTTGGAAACATCGGGTAATGAGATAGCGGCTTTTGTGGATATCGAGTTATACGTAAAGGTTGATGGGGAATGGTCTAAACCAATACCAGGAAACGGCGGCAGCATGTTTGCATCAAAAGAGAAATCCGGCATATACGTTTCGGACGAATGTTATAAGATGGCAACCACAGATGCTATATCGGTAGCGTGTAAGCAGCTTGGGATTGGCGCTGATGTGTATTGGGATTCAGACCGAACTAAATACAATAAGCAGAATAATCCTGATTTGATTACTGAATCTGATATCAATGAAATATTCCTGGAGCTGAAACGGACAGGAATAGGGATTAAGAATGTGCTATCAAAGTATGGACTGACTGATATCCATGATATGACCAGTTCTCAGGCGAATGAAACAATCAAAAAGCTGAAAAGGAATCCAGATAAAGAGTCAGCAACCCAGCCTCCAAATGATATGCAGGATAGTGGACTTCCCTGGAATTAAAGAGGTGATTATATGCATGAGTCAGCGGATATAACAGCATACAAGCTGGTTCCTGAGGGGACATATTTGCAGATATTTATTCCTGGGAAGAATCTCATGGAACCGATTATTGAGAAGCACATGAATAGTTGCAGCATATGGCTTGACGATGGCAGGCACATCAGTTCAGACCAGCGCCGAAAGATTTATGCCACAGTCAACGACATATCTGCTTATTCCGGGAATGTGCCAGAGGTCGAGAAAGAGTGGCTTAAGTATTTACATATCAACCGGACCGGATGCGGATACTTTTCTCTGTCTGATTGCTCTATGGATACTGCCAGGGAATTTATTAATACCATGCTGGATTATGCGCTGGAACAGGGAATACCATTGCTGGATTTTGCCCTTAACCGTACCGACGATATAGGCCATTATCTGTATGCATGTTTAAAGCTTCGGAAGTGCGCCATATGCGGTCGAGAGGGAGAGATACACCATGTAGATACTATCGGCATGGGAAATGACCGGAGGAAAGTTGATGATTCGGATTATCGCAAAATATGTCTATGCCGGAAGCACCATACAGAAGCACATAACATAGGGATGACAGAGTTTGAGAGCAAATATAAGGTATATGGTATCAAGTTTGAGGAGAATTAGATGGAAAAGTATTACATAGTAACGACTGACAGTCCAATTTATAAAGAGTACATAGATTATAAGGCCATGTCAGAAAAAGTAAATACTGCGTTTGTGGAGTTCGCAAAGGAGCAAGGTTTTGAAACTCATGAATATTATCAATCGGCAGAGAGGCTGTACATTTGTCCAACGGGTGGCGATATTGATAAGTTTGGAAAGTATTTTAAGAAGGATACACCGGGCTTGTTTAAGAAAAATTCTTTACCTGCAAAAGCATGGGTTAATAAATGCAAGGCGCTAGGGTTGAAATCACCGCACAAACCTATTTTATCATTTGAATTTAGGGTATTTGGTCGGACAAGCAGCAGAATGTTTATGATAAACAATGTATTGTATGCAAGTTTTAAAGCAGATTGTGATTTTGACAACCTAGCAGGATTTAAAGAGTTAAAGGCAAGCGAATTTTTTAAGGTTATCGAGGAATACGAAGAATCTTTGAAAAAGTAAACTGAAATCAGTATCAATGCCAATAGGCTGATACATACAACAGAAATTAGTACTGGTCAGATTGCTAATATGTCACGACATACTTTCTGACCCTGGGACGGGACCTATCAAACCTCCTTTACCCGTCCCGAAAGGAGGGATTGAATTGAGATACATAAAAAATTCTGATGTTATCCAATGCGCTGTGTACAATGCCCTGGGCGTAGGAAAACAGAATGCCATAAGCAGGGCGGAACTCAGCCGGATCACTGGATATAAGGATAGACGTATCCGTGAGGCGATAGAGGCCATGCGATACAGTAAGGTTATCATTAACCTGGACAATGGTGACGGATATTACATACCTGACTCAACGCTCCAGGGCCGCCGTGAAGCCGCTGCCTGGATTGCAAGGCAGGACAGGAGGATACAGTCCATGAAGGCATCTACAAAGGGCGCTAGGCGGTTCGTGAACGAGGTAAGGAGCAAGGGTATCACAGGCCAGATAAGTATGTTCGGGATGGGAGGCATGTAGATGGGGAAAGCACAGCGCGAAAAAGGGAAGCGTGGTGAACGGGAACTTGCCAATCTCCTTAAGGACCATGGATACAACTGCCGGAGGGGCCAGCAGTATTGTGGCACCAACGGTGATGCGGATGTGGTGGGACTTCCGGGCATACACATCGAATGCAAGAGGGTAGAGCGCCTTAACCTTGGGGATGCCATGAGACAGGCCATAGATGACACGGAGGCGGAGAAATTACCATTCGGCGAGGAAATATACCCTGCAGTGTTTCACCGCCGTAATCGTGGCACCTGGCTGGTTACAATGCGCCTGGAGGATTGGATAAACCTTTACCGTGAGTGGGATGCTGGCAGACAGTTGGATGGTGGTTGATATGAGGGACAGCATGGTGTTTTACAGAAGTTTTTTTGAGGCAGTAAAGACCCTACCGCCGGAGCAGTTTAAAAATGCGGTTATGGCAATCATGGGCTATGGATTCGATGGCGTTGAGCCAGGAACGGAAGGGATAGAGCGTACTATTTATCTTCTTGTAAAACCACAGATAGACGCCAATAACAGGAGATACCAAAACGGAACCAAGGGAGGAAGACCAAGAACCTCCGTGGAACCTGACGATAACCAAACCAAAACCAAATGCAAACCTAGCAATAACCAAACCGTAACCAAACCAGAACCTAATGTAAATGATAATGATAATGTAAATGATAATGATAATGTAAATGATAATACATTTTGCCCGGAGCCGGATAAATCCGCTCCAGGCAGCCCGGTGGCAATATCCTTTATGTTAAATGATAAATCCATGTATGATGTGACGGAGAATGACGTGGACATGTTCCAGAAGCTCTATCCGGCCATTGATGTCATGCAGGAGATGCGTAAGGTTGTGGGATGGTGTGAGAGCAATCCGAAGAACCGAAAAACCAGAAGCGGGGCAAAACGGTTCCTAAACGGATGGCTGTCAAGGGCGCAGGACAGGGCAAGACCATCCCAAATACCTGTAAAGCAAAACAATAATAAATTCCACAATTTTGACCAGCGTGATACAGATTATGATGCCATTGCCATACAGAAAACGCAGGAATGGCTACAAGGAGGAGATGATTGATTTATGGGAAAACCGGATGGAAGGAGCGCACTGTTTTTGGAAATGGATGCCAAGTTCCGGGCAATCCAGAATAACCAGGAGCGTATTATTAAGCTTCTGGAAGGAGGGGATGAGAAGCCGAAAAAAGAGGAAACCATAACGGAAGCCTACGCCTGGAAGCTTGAGATGCGACGCCGGATGGCCCAGGAGGCAGAGATAGGAAAGACACGTCAGGAAATCATACAGCCGCTTATTGCGGCAAGGGGCGATAAGTCGAACTTTGGGTGTAATACATACACCACAGTTGCTGCCAGGATGCGGAAGAACAGGATAGATTTCCAGGCATATGCAGATGGATACCGGAAGGAAAAAGGCATTAAGCGGAAGGTGACCAATGGGGAGCTGATTGATAATATCCCGGACCTCAAACGGGAATTTGCAAAGGCTGTGGGGGAACTGCTGGCAGAGCAGCCACACACCAAGATGCCCATTTAGCGGAGGAAGGAAACCATGGGATTAGAAGTGTTTGACCATTACGAATGTGATGGTCAGATGGGGATAGAGGACATTGCCCCGGGACGGCAGCTCACCCACCTGTCCCTGTTCAGCGGGATTGGGGGCCTGGATCTGGCAGCGGAATGGGCAGGATTTTCTAGCGTGGGGCAGTGCGAGTTTGCTGATTACCCCACAAAGATACTGGAGCGGCATTGGCCGGATGTGCCACGCTGGAGGGACATAAGGACATTAACAGGAGAAAGCTTTTATGAACGAACAGGTTTGCGGACAGTTGACATTATTTCAGGAGGATTCCCCTGCCAGCCATTTTCCACGGCCGGGAAGCAGCGAGGCGAGGAAGATGACCGTTACCTCTGGCCGGAAATGGTTAGGGTTATCGCGGAACTGCGGCCCACTTGGGTTGTTGGAGAAAATGTTGCTGGAATCATCAATATGGCACTCGACAAGGTGCTATCTGACCTGGAGGGCCAAGGATACACCACACGGACATTTCTTATACCAGCTGCAGGTGTTAATGCCCCACACCAGCGATACAGGACCGCAATCGTGGCCCACGCCGACCGCATCGGACAGTTTTGTGGGGAACCTAAAATCATCGGAACAGAAAGAGGGAAGCCGCCACAGCCTGAATCTGGCAGATGCTGTGAAGATGTGGCCAACCCCTACCGCCTCAGATGTAGTAAACAAGAAAATTGGGAATCCGATAATAACGAAAAATGGGACGATACGGCACAAAAACAAAGCCGGAGGACAAAGCTTGATGAATTTATGTCAAGTAGCAAAACTGTTCCCTACCCCAACCGCCCAAGATTTCAAACGGAGAGGACCAAACAGCAGACAACAAGGGTTGCCGGAAATGGTTATGAGGTACGCAACACCACAGGCCAGAGATTATCGTACGGGACAAAAAGAACGATGGGAGAGCCAGGAACGAAGCAGGAACCTAAACGACCAGATAGCCGCAGAGGGGAACCAGATGGAACCAGGCAGTGGGCAGTTGAACCCAACGTGGGTAGAGTGGCTCATGGGATTCCCAACCGGGTGGACAGAATCAAGTGCCTCGGAAACGCGGTAGTGCCGCAGCAGTTCTATCCTATTTTCCGGTCCATAGCGGACATAGAACTGGAAACCAAAACACGTATTTAGCGGAGGAAGGAGTAGGTCATGGTAAGACCGATATTGTTTAATGGCGAGATGGTCCGGGCGATACTGGAAGGGCGCAAGACGGTTACGCGAAGAGTAATCAAGGGTGCAGATGAATCAATGTATGCGGGTATGTGTGGGCTTGGACCAGGACTGTTTGACAGAAATACTGGGCTAAGAGTAAAAGAACCCTATTATAGACTGGGAGATATCCTGTATGTCCGGGAAACCTGGAACGGGGATTGGTGTGACCATTACATATATAGGGCAGATGGAGGAAATGCCAAAACTGCCGGGTACAGCCAGGAACCAAAATGGAGGCCGTCTATCCATATGCCGAAGAAGGCCGCCCGTATCTGGCTGAAGGTGACGGATGTGAGGGTGGAGCGATTACAGGATATTTCAGTACCAGATATGATAAAAGAAGGAGTTAGAGCCTTTGGGTGTGAGCCATGTTTGGAATTGAATGAAAGATGTAAGCCGCAAACATCAGAAGATGGATTTTGTGGAGCAGAAGACCAGGCGGAAGATATGTTTTCTGATTTATGGGATTCAACCACCAAAAAATTTGACCTTGCCAAATATGGATGGGATGCCAACCCATGGGTATGGGTGATAGAGTTTGAACGGTGCGAGAAGCCGGAGCCATGCATTCTGCGCGGAGTAGAACCGGCAGAAGAAAAAAGGCCATGTATTGGATATGGGGACGCTTGGGCGGATGAACCATGCGAAATGTGCAAGGGATGCTCGCAATGTACCGGAAATGATGAGGAGGCAGAGGGATGTTAGAAGTGATAGAAGATGGAGTGGATGTATATTGCCTTCCAGACACAGCACGTTGTGAGGCTGATGAAGAGAAGAAGAGTCCACTGGAATTAGAAGAATGTCCTATCGGATGTGATGTGTGTACTGGGAACTGCGAGTATTACGCAGAATAGAAGTGGCCAAAATCGATGTTTTGGAGAGAAAGAAGGTGAAATGTGGCTGGATTAGACAGGAATATGCTGATGCTGATTCGGGCGTTGGCAGAAAACAGAATACAGGATGCAAAAAAGGCAGCGATTGCTTGTTGCTCCAATGACAGCACAAAAAAGAATGAGGGAACCATACAGTATTACAGGAAACTACTGGAGAATGGCAACACAACTCTGTTTGAATTACCCGCAAATATTAAGGGGCTACTAAATATGCAGGATGTCTCTACGTTTAGAGAGGACAGATATTACCTCGGTAAACAGCAAGAAAAACTGTTTGGAGATATTGAACGCGGGGTAATGGTAACAGCAAAAATGATGGAATACGGAATTAAATATATGAATAGCACCCTCATATATGGGGAGCCGGGAACCGGAAAAACGGAATTTGCAAAATATGTTGCCTATAAACTGGGATTACCGTATGCATATCTCAATTTTTCCTACTTAATTGAATCCTACATGGGGAAAACGGCACAGAATCTACAGAAGGTGTTTGATTTCTGCAAGGGTCAGAGATGTGTGTTAATGCTGGACGAAGTAGACTGTATCGGGATTGCTCGCGGGAATGACAGCGGAGCGGATGGAGAGCTTAGTAGGACTGTTATTGCATTAATGCAGTCATTAGACAGTCTTGTGGACGGACAAATCATCATAGCAGCTACCAACAGAGCAGATAGGCTAGATAAAGCACTACTTAGGCGTTTTCAACGTAAAGAAGAATTTGTGCGCTATGACGAAGTGGAAGAACTGGAAATGATAAGTACTTTTATCAACAGCGTTGATAAAACACTTATGTCAGAAGAAATGCTTACATATGCGAAAAAATCTCACACACAGGCGGAAACGGTTAATTATTTGATTGAGAAAATCGTGCAGATAGTTCAATAAAATTAGCATTTTGGAGGTAAAGGTGGACAAAGAAAGTAAGCCATGTGAATCATGTAGATTTGAACCGGAATGCAGGTATGCGCATGATTTTGAGGTAGATGAGTGCAAGGATTGGGGAGCGAGAGAGGAAGATGAGGAATGAAGAGAAAACGGAAAAAACAGTGTCACGCAAAAGGAAAGGTGATAGCCTGGCCTGGGCGTATGAACAGGTGCAGGAAGAGTGATTGTAAAAACTGTCATTGCTATTATTGAGACTTGGGAGGTTACATGACACATACAATTAAGTTCCGTGCAACCCAGTGTGACGATAGAACAGATAAAATCATGAAGGTTATGTGCGGGGCAGATATGATTGGAGTTGCAGTTATTATAACAATTGAAACGGAAGAAGAGCCTACGAGAGAATATCTGGATGAGATGGCAAAAACAATAGAAAATTTGCCTAAATACGAGCATAGGTATTTTAGAGATGTTAGGGTATATTAGGAATTTCCGAGAGAACCGGAAGAAAGGAACAGAAATGGAAAAGTCTGATGCGAAATGGAAAGCGAGAATTTTTAAAGATAAGGTATTAAAACCTGCTATCAAAGACCAATTACAAATTCTTTCTCAGGTGGTGCTTTGTAGCAAAGAATTAAAAATAGAGTATTACAAAGATGCTGTTTATGCAGATGGGAAGACAAAATTATTTGAACAATACCCGTCATGTAAACAATGGGAACATAGATATTGTCCAGCTAAAGGAAAGAAATATAGGGGTTATGTAACGCCTGGTGGGTATATGTTTTTTGGAGACAGTGAAATAGAAATATATTGTAAAGTGATTGCGGCATTTGCTAGTGAGGAATCACCATTAATCATTCCTTTTAGCGAAACGTAAATTAGCTAAACTGACATAAACCAAAAAGCAAAGAACAATATACACCGAAATGGATGCTACCTGCCGAAGTGGCGGAGAAAGAAGGTAAACATGAGAGGATTATCAACAATTCAGAAACGCGAAAATTTGAACAGAGTATTTGCAGTAGACGAACAGGGACCAGGAGGGGCTAACCATGAATATCTGATTGTGTCAGACACCGGGCTGATGCAGCCAAAGGAGCAGCGTATCGGATTTCAGAAAGGGCCAAGAAAAGAGGACGATTCCATTCAAGGAGTGATTGACAGTGACCTCCTGGAAATTGTCCGGGACAGGTTGAAATCATTCCAGGCTGGGCCGTTTTCCTCACGCGAAAATGCCTGCGCTCTTACCCACATAGAGGAAGCGCTTATGTGGATGAACCGCAGGGTTGAGGATAGGATTGAGAGGGAAGTCCTGGGAACCATGCAGAAATAATTGACGATTTCACGAAAGGGGGCAGAGGCTATGGCGGGCGGAAGACCGAAGAAGGAACCGGGCCGGAAGTATATCAAGCAGAACATATCAATGGAGCCGGAGCAGTTGGAGAGACTGATTGCCTACTGCCAGCGAGAAGACAGGGCCATGTCATGGGTTATCCGCAAGGCCCTGGATAAGTACCTTAGTGATGTTGCGTAATGGTAGGTTTTGGTGGGTATCATTACTCACCAAAACTGATATTTTACGACTAAAGAAAAATAAATAGAGGAACATATATGCACAGAATAAAAACTGAGCGATGGTCACCCGCCAAGATGAATCCACCGCTCCCGTAAATACGTCTGAGTATATTATACCTTACTCAGACGTGAAAATCAATACGAATGAGGAGGATATAATTATGAGTACACAGACAATAAAAGCTGAAATCATCAACAATGTACTGGTAGCAATGTCCTTATATATCATGGAGCAGCAGACTCTTACCATTCTGCAAAATGTAATGCAGCAGGAATTGGTTAGGGTGAACATGGAAGAAATAACTACACTTCCAGTAGAAAGAAAAGATGATATAAGTCAACGGAATCAGTACATAATACAGTTATTCCTGATTAAAAAGCGTGATTTAGCAAGAGGAACCAAAGAAAACTATCTTAATTCCATACGAAGATTGCTGACAGAGATAAGCACAAAATCACTGGACCAGATGGACACCACTGATATTGATTGGTATTTATCGCGATATGAAATCAGAAATGTGTCCAGTGGAGGAAAGAAAAACCAGCCTAGCACTTATAATAACGAGCGCCGTTTTTTGTCAGCATTCTTTACATGGATGCGCCTTGAGAAGCTTATTACAGATAATCCGGTAGAGTCTATACCGGCTAAAAAAGTACCCATTAAACCAATTGATTACTACAGCCCGGAAGAATCTGCAAGATTAAGGGATGCGTGCAAAAATATCCGCGAGAGGGCCTTGCTGGAGGTACTTCGAAGTACTGGGGCCAGGATAGGGGAGATTGCGGAAATAACCCTGGACCAGATAGACATGAGAACAGGAGATGTATTAATTCAGGGGGAAAAAGGCGGTAGATACCGTACTATATATTTGGATGATGATGCAAGATATTATTATGGCCTATACTTAGACAATCGGACAGATGATTGCCCATATATGTTTCCGCGTTCAAGGAAACCATATGGGAAAATGACTACTTGCGGTTTTCGAGCCATAATAAAATCCATAGGAAAAAGGGCAGGACTTACATGCAGGGTTTATCCGCACAAATCTAGAAAAACATTAGGAATGAATCTTAGAAATCACGGTGTAGAGATAGGAATTATACAGGAAATTTTTGGACATGCAAGTTCGGAAGTAACAATGAAATTTTATGCTCAGACTGATAATAGAAGACTGCGTAGCATTAGGGAAAGGGTGGCAGTATAGAAAGGATGGACATGAGAACCAGATATAAAAACTACAGCGACTATGGTATTACTGATGATGAAGCTAAGCGCATAAAAGAATACTGCCAGAACGCCAGCGTAGAAGATAAGCTTACATTGTTCCAGTGTGCCATATCCTCTGCTCCTGGCCTGGAAGTGGAAATATATGAGAGCCTTGTGGGTAACATCGGATATGACAAGCTGAGCAAGCGAAAGAATATACCAATTAAACGGGATGATTTTTACGGGTATCAAAGAAAAACGCTAGATGAATATAGGCGGTTAATGACATTGTTTGGGAGGTGGAAAGGATGAAAAATGGTCATATAAAGGCAAGCGAATTATTGTGAATTGGTGACAGCATCCATATCCTAAGAAAAAATAAGGGAAGGTCCGTCCGCAGTCTGTACAGGTACTTTTCAGTACAACATTTTCCGCACGGCTGACCCTGGCGCATTCGGGACACATGGTGCTGTCGGCGCCACCAAAGTATATTTTCCCACACCGCTTGCACGAACGTTGTGTCCTCCTCACATTGGACATACCTACCGCCTCCTTGCGTCTGTATATGGCGTATCCTTATCAATCAGCCACTCATTTCCCAACCTTTCCGCTTTGAGTGTTCCCCTGAGAATCTTTTGACGGATATTGGCCGGATTAACCCCGTGGATTTTCGCATATTCCCTGATGGTGACATAATTGTACAGGGGACCATCATCGTTACCGGCCGTTACGTTGGGGGCGGAGGTAAGCCATTGGAGGGCATGGCATATCTTCTGGCTGGCAATGTATCCTGGGGCGCAGACTGGCCTATCGTCAATGGATTCCTCCGCCTTGGGATTCAGGAATAGTTTTGCCATATCGCCCTGTTTCCTCAGGTTCTTGGGGTATCCATATGGGATATATGCCGGTTCCCCGGTAATTGAGCATACTCCATTGATTGGGAGACTGTCCACATAGTACCGTGTCCAATCATAGTTAATGGTGGTCCTCAATCCAGGAATCCCAAACGACACAGAGATACTCTTAATAGGGACAGGGATAGAGTCTGTAATTGGTTTAAGCTCATGCAGTAACAGGCCGGTACCAGCATGGGCATATACTGCTTTGGCGAGCGGGTCATCGACATGTGTAATATAATCCTCAAGCTGTTCCATGTATGCAGCAAACCTGTCCTCATACCCTGGAAGGTTCCCAACATAAGACAGGTTATCATGTATCAAGTGAGGAGCTATGTTGGATGTCCGGTATTCTGACTGCTCCGTGCAGGGAACAATCGCCGTTTCGTTTATATACATTGCTCCCATGAAATTCCCATCCGGGTTTAAGAGTACGCCAATTTTTGGGGTGATGGTGATATGCGCAGGTGGCGCTACGACCTTATAGGATTCAAGCTTATCATATAAATCCAACAGTTCCTTATATATCATTGATATACTCCCCCTTATCTTATCTTCCTCACGACCTCTGGACCATGCATTACTATCTCATGCTCATCCTCGCCATGTTCCCATCCCCAGGATGAATCAATGTAGACGAGGTATACATATTTTCCTTGATAGTTGGCAGCCAGTGCTTCATTGTAACTGTCCATCTCTCCAAAATCCGCATCAAGAATCCCATCAAGATAATCAAGGAAATCTGTATCATCAGATACCCGTATTGCACAGGTGCCTGACAGTTCCTCTCCGGTATCAACACCATTTTCAAAGCGGTGGCTTGCAGGTATCTCATCACCAATACTAAATTCCCTATCGTCAAATCTGATTCCCCATATCTTACTCATTGTTCTTACCTCCGCTGTTATCTTATATCTATATAATAATACTTTTTCGTATTAATGTCAAGGGGAAAGTGAAAAAAATAATACTTTTTCGTATTAATGCAAATAGACTTTGGGTGCTAATATCATTACCACACCCATGTGTAGAATAATGTGGGGACGATTTGCATTAACCACATATGGTAAAATTAGTATAGGACTATTATACCACATGGGGTAAAAACATGATTATTAATCTATTAAAGAGATGCTGCGAAAACTGTATTCATATTGATGCAAAATCCGAGAATGAAACTGAATTATATGGAAACATGAGGGATTCTAATATTACGAGAAAAACAACAGCAACCATATGGTGTTCACATATGGAAGTGTGCAAAGAATACCGTGAGGAAGAAAGCAAAGATGAATCTTAGTTCAATTATGAAAAAGCTCCAGCGTGCCATATTGCAGACCAGACTTGTAATCAAGATATCCACCAATCAATTCTACAGCGAGGAACAGGGGCGCATGATAACCATAACACCACAGAATACCGTGGGCGATATATCCGAAGGGGAGAATTGAACTGAATAACGGAGTATGTCTCTGTGATGAATGCCATGCAGAAGAACATAAAGACCAGATTCCTTATGCAATGATGATGAGCAGAATAAGAAAAAGGCAGGCGGTTGGTAGTGGGTAATGTTGGAAGACCTCCGAAGTATAAAAGCAAAGAAGAAATGGAAGAGAAAATTGAACAGTATTTCAAAGACTGTGAAGGTCATCCGCTCACTGATGATAAAGGGAACCAGGTATACAATAAGCTGGGCCACCCGGTCATTGTTGATAAGAGACCACCTACGGTGACGGGGCTTGCTCTTGCGTTGGGGTTCAATACAAGATTAAGCCTACTGAATTATCAAGGCAAAAAGGAATTTATGAACACGATTACGCGCGCGAAGGCCAGAGTTGAGCAGTACGCCGAAGAACGGCTATTCGATAAAGACGGGACCAGCGGCGCACAATTCAGCTTGCGGAACAATTTCAAGGGTTGGAATACAGAGCAACAGGATAATCAAGACGCACTTGAGAAACTGGACGAAGTGCTAAAAGAGATAGGCGGTGTAATATAATGCCGTTCAGTCAAAAACAGATTGAGTATTTTAATAATGCGGATAGACGTTGGAATTTCAAGACCGGAGCGACCAGAAGCGGGAAAACGTACATGGACTACTATGTTATCCCGAAGCGTATCCGGGCGAGGATTGGGAAACCTGGATTGACTGTTATATTGGGCGTTACAAAATCCACGATTGAAAGAAATATTCTGGAGCCTATGCGGAATATATGGGGTACGGCGCTTGTCGGAGAGATTAGCAGTCAGAATACATGTTATCTGTTTGGTGAACGGGTTTATTGCTTGGGAGCGGAGAAAATAAGCCAGGTATCAAAAATTCGTGGAGCGTCCATTAAATATGTGTATGGTGATGAGGTGGCAGACTGGAACGAGGAAGTGTTTGAATTGTTGAAATCTCGTCTGGATAAGCAGTATTCCTGCTTTGATGGCGCGTTGAACCCACAAGGACCTAATCATTGGTTGAAATCGTTTCTTGACAGTGATTTTGATATATGCAATCAGCACTACACCATTTTCGATAATCCATTCCTGCCGAAAGAATTTGTTGAAAATCTCTGCAAAGAGTACTCTGGTAGTGTGTATTATAAACGGTACATATTGGGGGAATGGGCGCTGGCTGAAGGACTGGTATATCCGATGTTCAGCCGTGAAAAACACGTTGTAAGCGGTTCTGTCGAATATAAACCGGGGCATTTATATTTTGTGTCGATTGATTACGGTACAGTAAATCCGTTTGCAGTCGGTATATTTGACTTTGACGGACGAAAGTCTAAAATGATTAAAGAAATCCATTATTCCGGTAGAGATAAGGGCCGCAAAGACAATGAGGAATACTACAAAATGCTGGTTGAAGCCATCGGGAGCCTGCCTATTGAATATATAATTGTAGACCCGTCAGCGGCTGGCTTTATTGAAACAATTAAGAAATACGGAAAGTACATAGTAAATGGCGCAAACAATGATGTCATGAATGGCATACAGGAGGTAACAAAGTACCTAAACTATGAACTTTTGCAGATACATGAGAGTTGTACAGAAACGATAAAGGAATTTGAGGGATACGCTTGGGACGAGAAGAACCAGACGGAGGACGCGGTAATAAAAGAAAACGACCACCACATGGATTTGATACGGTATTACATCTATGGGGTGGCGCGGCAGTATAACAGGTGGGTTGTGTAATGGGACTGATAACATGGATAAAGGCGGTGTGGAATAAGTTGTTCATAAAAGAGATAGAAAAGCGGTTTGAGGCAGATATTCAGCTTTCCGACATAATGGAAAAACAGATTCACGACTTTTATATGATTACCTCCGGACATCCAATGTGGGAAGATGTCAAAGACGATGTGGAGAGTATTAATTTTGCCACTTTTATTGATGATGTGACGGCGGGCCTGGTAACGCTTGACCTTGGAATAGAAATGCCGGATACACTGCGGGGACAGTGGTTGCAGAAACAGGCCGATTATGTCCTCCAGGTTATCAATGACAAAGTGTCGGAGGGCCTTGGTAATGCCGGCATCATGTTCAAACCGAATGGAACCAATATTGACTATGTGGAACCGGGGAATTTTGCGCCGACCGAATCAGACAGCAACGGAAATATTTTAGGGTGCGTGTTCCAGAGCCAAATTAAGCGCGGCGATTATACATATACCCGACTGGAGTGGCACAGATTTGAATATGACACAGGAGAGAACGGAGAAGAAAGACAGATTTACCGTATCACGAACTATGCGTATAAGAGCAGAGGGGCGGGTATCGGCGACCCGTGCAAGCTGTCTGAGGTACGTGAGTGGGCGAAACTGGACGAAGATGTGGCACTTGAGAATGTAGACCGTCCGCTTTTTGCATATTTTAAGAATCCGGCACCGAACCGTTTAGACCGGACAAGCCCCTTGGGGGTCCCTATCTGGCATAACGCTATGAAAGAGTTGAAAGACCTTGATGTGGCGTGGGGGCGCAAAAGCGGAGAGGTGGCAGACAGCAAGCACATGACATTTCTGCCGCAGTCTGTAATCAACTATGCAAACCAGCATGATGTTAAGCTACCACGGTGGGTGCGCGGTGTGGAAATGGGCGTGGGAGTAAACGAGGATAATAAAATCCATGAACATGTTTCTACGCTTCTAACAGAGCAGCGCATTAAGGATATAAATTCGATTCTGGCGCTCATATCGACAAAGTGCGGATTCTCTCAGGGTATGTTTGTTCTGGATGAGAAAACAGGCATGATGACAGCAACACAGGTAGAGGCAGATGATCAGGAAACAATCAGAACCATTAAGAATATCCGTGACCCGTTGAAAAATGCTCTGAATGACCTTTTCTATGCACTCAACAAGATGGCAGACCTATATAGCGGTATTCCTGCTGAAAACTGGGAAAGTATAGAACCAAACATAGTCTATAACTGGGGAGATATAACCTATTCGTATAATGAGGACAAGGCGAACTGGTGGAAATACCGTATCCAGGGAGATGTTCCGCCGTACATGTATTACATGAAATTCGAGGGCATGAACGAGAATGAAGCTCGCGCTATGGTACAGGAAGCGCAGCCAAAGGATGGGACAAGGATGTTTGAGGAGGAATAAATTGAGAAGCTTATTAATTTGGATAGTATTCAATATCCCACTTGGCCCATTTGCTCCGAAAGTGCTTGAATGGGCAATTGGACATAAGGGAAAGAAGGAAGAGTAAATGTTAAGCCCTGAGTACCTTGCAAGAATCGCAGAAGGAAGCGAAGAAATAGCCTCACAGCTCCATACATACATTATCCGTCAGATAATAGACCGCATGATGATACGCATAGGCCGCGGTGATGATTACCTGCTCACCTCCTCTGACCGATGGCGAATACAGATATTGCAGGATGCAGGTTATCTACTGGAGGACATAACGGCAGAGTTATCCAAAATCACTAAGCGACAGGAAAAAGAAATCAAGGCAGCAATGGAAGAAGCTGGAGTCAAGGCCCTGGAATACGACCATAAAATATATGAGGCTGCTGGTTTGTCTCCAACACCGCTTACACAATCTCCGCAGCTTATTAGGCTAATGGAGCGAAACATGAATGCCACAATGGGGGAGTGGGAAAACTATACCAGGACAACCGCAGAAGCCGCACAAAGGCTTTTTATCAATGAGTGCGATAATGCTTACCACCTTGTATCTTCTGGGGCTGTATCGTACACACAGGCTGTCAAAGAGGCAGTTAATAATGTGGTATCGGGCGGAGTGATAGTACACTATCCTTCGGGCCATAAAGACACCATAGAAACTGCTACGGCGCGTGCAGTACGTACTGGAGTAGCCCAGGCTACAGGCGATATCTCTATTAAGCGTATGGAAGAAATGGATTGGGATATCATACTGGTGTCGGCGCACATCGGGGCCAGAACCGGGGATGGAGGGCAGAATCCAGGAAATCATTTATGGTGGCAAGGGCAGTTTTACAGCAGGACTGGAAAGGATAAGCGCTTTCCTCCATTTTCCCAGACTGGATACGGAACAGGTGAAGGGTTATGTGGATGGAACTGCCGTCATTCCTTCGGAAGCGGTGATGGGGTAAACAATCCATACAAAGACATCCAAACCGCAGACAATTACAAGGTTGAGCAGCTGGAGAAGCGGCAGCGAACGCTTGAACGGCGCATCAGAAAGACCAAACGCGAGGTCATGGGGATGCAGGAGGCCGTGGATAAATGCAAGGACGAATCAGTTAAATTTGAAATGCAGTTAGACCTTGACCGCAAGTCGTATCTGTTACAGCGGCAGAATAAGGCATATAACGAATTTTGTAAAGAGAACGACTTACGCACCCAGCAGGAACGGTTACAGATTGCCAGATGGAACCGGGAGCAGGCGGCAAATGCTAGGGGCGCAGCACGGAGGTATCAGAATGCGAAAGGAAAAGAAGAATGAGCAGATGGAAATTATTCAACCCTAATCCACGCAATCAGCGTGTGGGGGATTGCCCCATCCGGGCTATAACAAAAGCCCTTGACAGCGACTGGGAAACGGTATTTGCTGGTGTAACTGTCTGCGCCTGTGCTTTATCTGATATGCCATCTGCAAACCATGTATGGGGGTCCTACCTACGACAGAATGGATTCAAACGGTACATAGTGGATGACCACGGACAAGATGTATACACGGTCGAGGACTTTTGCCAAGATAATCCTATGGGAACATACATTTTAGCAATTACAGGGCATGTGGTGTGTGTGCAGGACGGTTATTACTGGGACACATGGGACAGCGGGCAGGAAATACCAATATACTACTGGGAAAGGCGATAATTTATGGAAACATTAAACTCTATTATGGTTGTATGCGGTTGGCTTATTACTCTTGGAGGCGCAGGAACCGTAATATATAAATTGTTTCACCCGGCATTTAAGCTAAAAAACAGAGTGGATAAATTAGAAATAAATGTGGAAAAGGATTATAAATCTATCCAAGAAATAAGAGATATGCAATCTCTTTTATGCCAGGGAATGATAGCATTAATTGATAATCGTATAACCGGTAACAACATAGAGGGTTTAAAAAAAACCAAAGAAGCTATGATAAAGCATTTGTCAGAGGGTATTTAAGGAGCGTTGCTTTGAAGGTATATGACTTTACAGTGCCAGAACTAAATTATTTTCGTACATATTGTAACTTTACGGATGAAGAACGGGCGCTGTTTGAGTACCGGGCTAAAAATTATCCTTTGGAATATTGCGCTGAACTAATGAATGTAAGTGTATCCACAGCCAAGAGATTGAGCCGAAAAGTCAACAATAAAATAATTAGAGTATGCTGATACTTGCATGATACTTTTATAAGTCTTTGACGAACTGTCAGAGGCTTATTTTTTATGGGATAATTGGATTATAAAAGAACGGAGGGGATATAATGCCGCAACCATTTATCAATACAAACTATCTGAATACATATCCAAACGCATACCCATATCAACCACAGATACAACCACCTATGGACCGATTGCAGCAGCTACAAGCACCATACCAGATGCCGCAACAGACGCAGGTTCCGCAGGTTCCTCAGACGAATCAGGGTATCTTATGGGTACAGGGGGAAGCCGGGGCAAAGTCATATTTAGTGGCTCCCAGCACATCCATATTACTGATGGATAGCGAAAATGAGTATTTTTATATTAAAACAACCGATGCAGCAGGTATGCCAACACTCCGCACTTTTGAATATAAAGAGATTGTTAATGGACAGAAAAAGGAATCTGTACCGGCTGAAAATCTGGACGATAAGTATGTAACCCGAAACGAGTACCAGGATTTAAAAGCGAAATATGAGGAATTATATGGACTTTTAGAAACCAGTACAGCACCAACAGGAAAGGGGAAATAGAAAAATGAATCCATTATTTAATATGCTTGGTGGTGGCTCTCCAAT